TGCCAACTTGGGCTACGCCTGCAAGTGGCAGCATAACTTTGTTATCCACAACGAGTTTGTCAGGTTCATCAACTATTATTTCAAGCATTAGCCAAAGTTATCAAAATTTGTATTTGGTTATTAAAGGATTGTATTTTACTTCTACAAGTTCTATTCCAGAAGTAGCATTTGGAAATGGTACAACTTTTGGAGCATTTAGAACAGTTTGTTTCGATACCTCACAGACTACCCCATCAATTACTGGCAATCGCAGAGTTTCAATTGATTTTTGGAATAATACAACCGCAAATAATACAAGTTTAATTACTGCTACTTGCTGGTATTACGCAGATGCAAGTTCTGTAAAAACTATCCAAACCAATTCAGGTTTTAACAATGCAAGTGGAACGGATCGGGCAGCCTTTACAATGTCAAGTCGATACGAACAAACAAATGCGATCAATGCCATTAGAATTTCAGATTCACAAGGTGCAGGCAACATTTCAGCAGGCACTGCTTTCTTATACGGGGTGAACTAATGACTAAGCCAATTATCAAAATTCATAACATTGAAACCAATGAAATTATTGAACGCGAAATGACAACTGAAGAATTACTTGAATATGAAAATAACAAGTTGGAAATAGAAACAACCGAAGCCGCCAAAGCCGCCGAAAAGCAAGCAATCCTAGACAAACTGGGAATCACGGCAGAGCAGGCTAAACTACTTTTGTCTTAAAACTAACAGTTCGGGGGAACTATGCGTTTTCATATTGTGGCACTGCCACACACACAGGTAACAAAAGAGTTTGCAGGGTGCGCTTTTACTGAAAAGGTGCGCCGTTTTTGTATAATGATGCACAATTTAGGCCACGAAGTATTCCTTTATGCTGGCGATGAAGTTGAGGCACCTGTTACTGAACTGATTACCTGCGTTTCAAAGAAGCAACAAGAGGCAGCACTTCACGGTGTAGCTCACTACACCCAGTTCCCATTCAACGGGTGGCTTTGGGATTCTTTCAACGCTAAGGCAATTACTGAAATTGCAGATCGCATTGAAAAGGAAGATTTCATTTGCCTGATCGGTGGCAGCGCACAAAAGCCAATTGCCGATGCCTTTCCTGCCCATATGTCGGTGGAGTTTGGCGTTGGCTACGGCGGTGTGTTTGCCAAGTATCGGGTGTTTGAGTCTTATGCCTGGATGCACTCAATCTATGCAGGGTGGAAAAACCCAACAACGGCAGATGGCCAGTTCTACGATGCGGTCATTCCTGGGTATTTAGAACCTGAAATGTTCCCATTGGGCGATGGGCAAGGTGACTATTACCTGTTTATTGGTCGCTTGATTGACCGAAAAGGCTACCGAATTGCCCAAGAAGTCTGCCAGCGACTCGGCAAGCGGCTTATCTTGGCAGGGCCTGGTGAGCAAAGCGGGTATGGCGAGTTTGTAGGCAGTGTTGGCCCTGAGCAACGCGCTGAGCTAATGGGCGGTGCCATTGCCACCTTTGCACCAACACTTTATGTAGAACCTTTTGGAAATGTAGTAATCGAATCGCAGGCTTGTGGCACGCCAACAATCACAACTGATTGGGGCGCGTTCACTGAAAACAATCCCGATGGGATTTCAGGGTTTAGATGCCGAACTTTGGCTGAATTTATCCAAGCAGCCGAAGGGGTCAAATACCTAGACCGCGAAAAAGTGCGCAATCGTGCCATTTCGCTTTACAACCTTGATACTATCGGCCTTCAATACGAGGCTTACTTTAAGCGCCTGTTGACCCTTTGGGGCGATGGCTGGTATGAGATGGGGGATGCAAATGGATAGAGGCGAAGTTTTAGATGAAGCAAAACGCCTGACTTATGGTGATCGCAATGTTTCCTACGATGAACCACGTATTAACCATAAGCGCATTGGCGTAATTTTAGGAATTGTTTTAGAACGATATGTTGAAACGGCTCAACCAGGGGATGCCGTGCCACCTGAAGTTGCAGCTTTATGTATGGCAGGAATGAAACTTGCTCGATTATCTGCAAAGCCAAATCACTTAGATTCAGCAATAGATTTAGCGGCCTATGCCAGCATTTGTGCTGAACTTGCTCAACATATAGATTAACTCTTAGGCGCAAAATCGCCCCCATAACGAAACCGCCACCTGCAGCCGTTCCTGCAAGTGGCGGTTTCGTGTTTTTAATTTAATCTTTCAAGTATTCCTTTAAGTAAAAAATAACAATCTTGGTAACAGTAAAACCATTGGCGTTTGCTTTCTTTTTTACCGCCCGCCAAAGTTCTTCATCTATTCGAATTGATCTTAGTGGTGTCATATTGAAGTCCATCCGCTCGGTATGTAATCAGGGTTATCTGCAACCCATTGTTTGTGAGCTTGTGCAATTACTGTGTTATTGGGGTCGTGGGTTGGCTTGCCACAATCAGGGCAAATTTCCAACCCAATGTGCTGGTAAATATGTTTGCAGATCACAACACCACGCACTCACTCATTGAACCCCAGCACCAGCCAAGAAACTCAGCACTGGGTGCATCAATGCCAACCCACCAAAGGTTTGCAGCAACTTGCCAAACCACAATTAAGCCAACTGCAATTGTTATTGCTCGTACACGCTTGCCACGCTTTGTGATCATTTAATTATTCTCCAAATTCGCTAAGTAAGCCTCAAAGCAAGGCAGACATAAATTGACCTTCATAACTGATTCAAATGTTTCTTTGCAGGCGGTGCACTTGCAGGTGTAATTGGTGCTAAACATTTATGCACCTGCTTTTTGAATTAACGATAAATGCAAGTCTGCACAAGATGGGCAAACAGATGCAATAAATCGTTCTCCATTGTCATACTGATACCAGCAATTTGTTAGTTTGGCAGATTGCTTAGCGCACATTTGGCAGCTCAGACGGTTGCTCATTACTTTGCCTTTGTCTTGTAGTTGCAACTTGGACATTCTTGGTAACGCTTCCACGGCTTTACGCTGATGATCGTGTTCGTGTGCATTTCTGTACTGCACTTAGGGCATACATTGTTAAGCATTTGTTTTATCCGTTCTACTGGAAACCCGTTCGTTTTCCAATAAGACAACCCTACCATTTTGTATATACAGACACCAATCCAAAGGGGGTGTTTTGGTAACGATTTGATAACGCTTTTTGGGCGTGTTAGGGTCAGCTCTAGGCGTGGGAATCCAAAGAAATTGGGGAATTGCTAGGGTTCCCACGCCTTTTCACACCTTTACCCTACACTTGACCAATGACCACGCTAATAGCCTTTCAGGGGCCTGATTTTGCCATTCTAGGGGCAGACTCTCAGGTGACAGATGGCGATAAGCGCATCATTTCACCCAGCACGCCCAAGATCGTAAAGCTGAAGAAGTACCTTTTGGCAGTAAGCGGTGATTGCAGGCCAGGTGACATTCTCACCTATAACTGGACACCCCCAGCCTTTGATGGCACCAACCCAGTTACCTTTATGGGCAGGAAAATCATTCCAAGCATCATTGCAGCGTTTAGGGCGCAAGGATTTGATTACACCAAAGAGGGAATCAGTTACTCGTACCTGTTGGCCTTTGCTGGCAATGTCTTTGAAATTGGCGATGATCTTAGTGTCACTCAATCTGCCGATGGCTTGTACGGGGTCGGCTCAGGCTCAGCCTACGCGCTAGGCGCATTGGCGGGGCTGGTGCCCAATGTCGGCAAGCCACAAATCATCAAGGCACTAGAAATTGCCGCCAAATATGACATTAACACCGCCAAACCTTTTCAGATTGAAGTTCAGCGAGTCTAAGTGCCTTGCAGCGTTCAAATGTGTGTAGTATGTGCGCACCTACTTTGAACGGAAAGGAAAAGAAATGTTTTGGTTAGGCTTAGTATGTGGATTCATAGGCATTATTGCCTTGTACGCAATCATTGTTGCAGCTTTTGAAATTGGTGAAGGCCGATGAACTTAGAGCAATTCAAGCAACCACGCGAACCGCTATTTTCAATTCATAATCATTCAGACGGACACATTGCCCTTTATCTTGAAGAACAAGATGCAGTAAAGGATTTAGTGCAAGATGTTGTTGGGGCATACGAGTTAGATGATTTGGACTTGTTGCGCCATTCTGCAGATCGCTCAGTTAAATCTGAAAATTACTTTGAACACCTAGATAATGCCCGTGATAACTTGGGCGAGAACGCACCATTGGTTTGCAATATGACCGAGCAAGAAGCACTTATTTTGGCTGAAGATTTGATTCGAGCAGTTAAGTTTGCCCGCATCAGCCGTGAGGCTGGCACCACTTACCCATCATTGAAGGCGGTTAAATAACCAAATGGCTAATCCCAACGGGCGCAAAGGCGCACAATTTGAAACCGATGTTATGCGTTGGCTTCGTAGTGCTGGTGCCTTGTGCGAACGATTGGTGAAGGCTGGGTCGGCAGACGAAGGCGATTTGTGCGCCGTAGTTGCTGGCAAAACATACATTCTTGAACTTAAGAATCGTAAAACAATAAGTTTGCCTGAATTTTGGCGTGAAGCTGAAGTTGAGGCAGAAAACTATGCAAAGGCACGCGGTTTAGCCGAAGTTCCATTGCATTACATCATTCTCAAGCGCCGAAATGCTGGGATTGAAAAAGCCTGGGTAATCCAGGACCTTCAACAATGGTTGGATGAAAAACATTGAGAACTTTTGATTTCTTTGTTGATCTACCACGATTTGATGAAGCAAAGTGTGCAGATGTTGAGGATAAGAATTTATTCTTCCCTGACAACCGCACACAAGAGGCAGAAAGACTGCACCAACTTAAAGCAATATGCGCGAGTTGTATTCACGAAAAGGAGTGTTTGGAGTACGCACTAGAAAAGCAAATTCCATACGGCATTTGGGGTGGCAAATCGCCAACCGAAAGAGATGCCGTTGTTGCAAAGAATAATGATTATGCCTTCAAAGGGATGGCGTTAATGATTATTCAATTGCATAAAAAAGGAATTCTTGCCAACGAAATTGCGGTTCAACTTCATACTTCACCTGGCTATGTCAGGCGAGTATTAAAGAAGTTGGCTGCAACTGAACAAGGAGCAGATTCATTACACCAACAGACAAACGACTCATCAAAAGGCTGGCACTGATCGTGGTGGTTAGCGTTGGCACTTCATTGATGGTTCAAACAATCGCAGCACCACCTGCAGTACCTCAATTGGTTATCTACAAAGAGCGACCACATTTGATGCAGGTAAATGCAAAAGAAGTAGCCCGCGAGCTACTGACAACTGAACAGTTCAAGTGTTTCTCATTCATAATGGGAAAAGAAAGCGCTTGGCAAGATAAGGACAACCCAACTAGCACCGCATCAGGTG